GCCTTGTAGTTAATACGTGGTGCTGCCCTATGCCAACGGTAATTAATTCTGTGAGGAAGTCACCCGGGTTTGATATATCTCCTAGTTTCTCTGTGGCAGATATAACTTCAATATCTAACCAGCGCATTTCTTTTCGGAAGTTAAACCAGTCTGCCACATCACGGCTGCCCCGGGTGATATCGTATATAACCACGCATTCAAAATCACCCTGCTTTGCTGCCTCAATCATAGAATTAAATTCTTCTCGATCTGTGTTAGTTCCCGTTTCTGCTTCATCCTTATAGATTGATGTTAGCAGCAATTTATTTTCGGCGCAATACTTTTGTATCTTTTCAAGCTGAAAAGCTATGCTATTTTCAGTTTGTCGATCCGTGCTGTACCGGGCATACGCCACAGCTTTTCTCATGTCAACTTCCTCCCCGTATGGTACCTAACTTTTTCCTCTAGTACAGTCACGTGTTCGGTGTTATTAAAATCATCGTTTTCAATATGTTCTGATTCATGGATAAGAGTTTCTAATTGCATCTCATGACTTATATCTTTATTTATGTATATATTGTAATTGCCGTCAGGATCGGGGACGGTTAAGCCCCTGATAGTGGTAGGAAGTTTAATAACCCTGATGATTTTATTCATACTTACTCATCCTTTAGTGCTTCAATTATTTTCATTGCTTTTTCAATATCTGCTTTTGTTGCATTCTTAGTAATGCTAAATAGTGCTTTCATTTCAGGCCGCTTATGAAAGGCCTCTAGAATTTCCCCCACATCGCTATTATAAAGCGGTGTAGCCGAAATAGTTTTCGGTTCTATTGTAATATCTGATAGATCATATCCTGCTGCTTCATATAATCTTTCAGTGCTGACTATGTAATCAACTGGATTGCTTAAGGCTATTTGTTCAACCGCTTTTATCGGCGGCTTTTCATTGATAATGCCTGTACAAATTTTAGCCGCATACTTAGCATCAAGCCCCGTATCGACTGCAAATTGTTCATAGCTCCGATTATTTCTTATGTAATTTACACACTGCGTAAACAGAGTTTTATTAAACCCGTAAAGTAGAAAATCCGTAGAAACGTTAAAGTACTCCGCTAATTTGATAATTGTCTCATTATCGGGCTCTCTTGTTCCATTCTCCCAATTACTTATCGTATTTTGAGCGACTCCAAAAATTTCACCAAGCTCCTTTTGATTTATTTTCCGGGCTTCTCTTAATTCCTTTAGCCATATCATCCCTATCCTCTCCTTGCGCGCAATTTATACAAACAATATATCACGCTAAGTGATAAAAAGTAAAGCATTTTCATAAATATCACGAAACGGGATTGACATAAATGGATGGGTGTGATAATATCCCGATATGAGATATATTAACGGGGGCTCGATGATGGACAGAGATTGGCTCATAAAAAAGCGGGGGTCTAAAACCCAGAAGGAAATTGCAAATTTGTGTGGCATCAGCCAAAACTTCTATTGCTGGATTGAAAAAGGGAAGAGGCTTCCGTCTGTTAGCACAGCAATGCGAATAGCACAGGTTCTCAATTTTGATTGGACTTTATTTTACACGTGAGTTGGGGGTGTGGGATTGCATGAATAACCAAAAAGGAACAGTAACCATTTCGCAAAACGCTAAGCCGTTAACTGATGATAACATCGTAAGATGCTTATTCGGGAAATCACTTAATGCGTTTGTGAATGAAATCAAGGAAAACAAAAACGGTAAATACGACGGTTTGTATAAAAGGGGGTGAGTAACTAATGGATAAGACTGTTACGTGTCCGTGGGATTTATGCAAGTTCAACAATGAAGGCATTTGTAGTAAGACATCAATCGTGCTTGAGATTCTTATACAGGACGATGACATTGAGGGATTACAGTGTGCAAGCTTTGAAAAGGGGGAGAGTTGATAATGGCTGGATATGCAACAGTTCTCATAATCGTCATAGCACTTTCATTCTTCTTAGGCTTTGGCTATGGCTCGGATTGGGGGTACCTAAAAGGATACGAGAACGGAAAAGAAGCAGAACGAAAACGAATGCAGAAACAAGTGGATTTTATAGTTTAACTAATAACAAAATTAGAGGAGGTAATGACTAATGAAAATGATTTTAGAATTCGGCACTATGGAAGCTAAAAACGCGGTTCAGAGCGGGGCATTGCTTGACCTGCTTGAAGTCATGGCTGACTTTGAAAAAGCAAACGAAGCTCCGTCAAGAGACTTTGCTGGGGCGTTTAACAAAGCCTATCCCGAAAACCTCGTTGCTCAGCCCTGCGGAGCGCAATCAGTACAACAACCCAGAGGCGTACCGACACCACCACCACAAACACCTGTAGGACAACCTATGT